GATTTTTCATAGATTTTTTCCATTTTAGCTTTTTTCTTTTCTAGCTCTTTAATTTCTTTTTGCATTTGCTTCATTTTAGCTTTATCAATTAATTCTTTAAGATTTTCATCTTCATTAATTGAATTAACTCTTTCTAATTTTTCAGCAATATGATCATGTAAAAAGTCTAATTGAGCTTCTAACTTAACAGCTTCTGCTTCTTTACCAATTTCAGCTAATTTAGTATCAATTGATTCCTTTTTAGCTTTTTTAGCTTTTTTAGGTTTTGGAGTTTCCTCTTCTTCGGTTACATTTTCTTCTTTTTCAGCCATCATTTGGGTTACTACAGCATTTTGAAGTGAAGAAAATGAATTTGGATGACCAGAAGTAACTATACCTCCTAAAGATTCTTTTACTACTTCTTTAACTTTATCAGAATATCCGCTAGCAGCATGTTTACCTGAAACTTCTTCATTTTTCATTGTTTCAGCTTTTAAACCATCGATACCAAACATAGCATTATTCATATAATGTTGCCCATCCTTAGCTAAGTTTTTAGATACTATTTCTCTAATTTCTTCTAAAGATTTGTCTGGGTTTTGTTTTGCTTCAAAATAAATACCATTTAATACTTCTTGACCAATTTGGTTATCTAAATTTTTAACATCTTTATAATCAAAATTGTGTGATTCAATTTCTTCAACAGACTTAGCTACCTTTTTAGAATCAACTTTAACGTTTTCTTCTTTAATTTCTTCAGATAAAAATTCAGCGAATTTTTTTTCAAAATCAGTTTTAGGTGTTGCTTCTAAGTTATTAATAGGTTGTAAATCTACATATCCTAGATTTTCTTCTATTACTTGTTTTTTTACTTGTTCAAATATTTGTTTTGAATTTTTCATTCTTTTGGTTTTAGTAATGTAAATATATCTTTAAAATAGTCAACTATTAAATCTGTTCCTATAACTACAGCATAACTTTCAGGGTTATTTCTATAGTATTTTATAGTATCAATTTTACCTTGACGTAATAATTTTTTTAATTCATCTAGTTTATTTTCAATTGCATCAAAAGCTTCAATTCTTCCTTCTTGGAAATTTTTTACTTTATCGTCTTGTTCTTTAACTAGTTTGTATTTCATATTATACATATTAAAAAAGTTTTTTTACTTCAAGTCCCGATCCCTTTTGTACATATGTACCATTTTTATTTTTAGGAACTAATTTATATTTAAACTGTTTTACGTATGCATTATCTCTAACTCCGTCTTCACTTGCTTTAGGACCTGGGCCTAATGTTGCTCCTACTCCTTCAGGAATTATTTTTTTTTGTTTTTTAGGTAATTTAAAAGCGTATTTAGTTAAATAAGCACCCGCACCCGCTGAAGTGGATATTTCATCTATTTCTTCTTCTGATATTCTTACAATTCTTTTGTATTCGTCTGGGTATTCGTTTCTTAGATGGGTTCTTACTTTATTTCTTAATTTGCGAGCTTCTTCATAAAAATCTCTAAATTTATCATCATCCTTAGTTTTAACATAAACCCTTTTAGCAACACTAACTAATTCATCTAATTCATCATATAATAAATCATATCCAGGTAGTTGTTCAATTTTCCAACTTACTTGACCTGTTTCATTATTAATTTTATATATTGTAGATTTTCTTTGGCCATCATCACTAATAGTAACTTGACCTACTTCAAAACCTCCTTCAGGTTTATCTAATACCTTTTCAGCTTCTTTTTCAGAAGCTACTTTGGACATTTCACTAAGTTTATATTTGAGAGCCATTTGCTACTTTTATTTCTTTTATTAATTCATAATATTGTAACAAATCAACTAAATTATTATTAGATACTTTAGCAGTTTTTTCTATCTCAATTAAATATTTAGTTACTTCATTGATTTTAATTTGAGTTGCTTTATCTTTAATATTTTTAGATTGTTCCTTTAAAACGGTTTTTAATTCAGAAATTTTAGAATTATAAAATTTTCTTAACCCCGGAGTTGAGTCTACTGAGTTAATAAATTCTTTAAGTACTTGTTTTTGTTCTTTAGATAAACTTTCATACTTAGAATTAAATTTTTCAAGTAATACTTTATATGTAAGAATTCTTAAATCTTTATCATAAGTTTCAAATTCATTAATAACGTCTTTTTTAACATTATTAACATTAACTTCTTTTTTAGTTAAATATTCTAATAAACTTATTTTATTATTAATAATTTGTTTTGAGTCAGTTGATTCATTTGAATTATATCCTTCAATTAAGGTATATAAAGAAGCTAATTCTTTATAATTTTTAATTTTAGAACCAAAGAAAACGTCTATACTATAGTGTTTTTTAATCTCATTAATTAAATTATATTTTTGTTTTCTTAAAGAAGTACGATTAAACTTTTGTGAAGATTCTAATATAGTAGAAATTACCATATTAGCTCTTCCTTCATTTAATACTTTAGATTTTAATATAGTTTCATATAATTTATATTCTTTTCCTAAAGAAGTTTTTACAAAATATTTTTTTAGTATATTAATGGCTGGGGAATCCCCTCCTTTTAAAGTATCAGCAGTAATTTGACGTACTAGTAATTCAAAAAGAATACCTGTATTCTTGTACTTGGAATGTTTTATTTTCATCAAAAAATATATTTATTTATAAATATTAAAGAATTTTTACTCCTTTAATTGTTTTTCATCTAATAGGGATGAATTATTTTCATTTTGTTCAAATACTAATTTTTTCTTATTCATTTTTTTAAACATATCTTTATTCTTTAAAAAAGTTACTTGTGCATTTTCTAAAGCTAAGCCTGATTTATTAGTATCTGTCCTACTATCTGAGGAATCATTTTTATCTGTATCCTTCATACGTTTAACACCTAATGGGTCTTTACCAAAATTACTATCTTGTTTTCCGTGGTTTGAAATGCTATCCTTAGGTCTACCTAAATCAGAATCTTTATCATAACCATCTGGAACATTACCTGGGTCAGAATACATTCTACCTTTACCATATAATGAAGCTAAATCGTGAGGTGTACCATATGATTTACCAGTTTCTACTGGGTCATTACCCTCTGCTTCTATTTGTGTAATTCTAAATTTACGTTTAGCATCTTCACGTTGAAGATCTCTATACTCATCATATTGATCTTCCGATAAATGGAAGATATTATCATAGATCCAATCTGTAGGTAGTATATTGTCGTTTAATAATGATGCAGCTAATTCTGTTTTAGATTTCATCAATTCAACTTTTTCCTGTTCAAATATAATAGATGGGGTTTGCATTGATATTTCAAAATTTGTTAATGCTTCATCTCTATAACCTTGAGCATATAAATGAACCAATGCAATTTTATTAAGTTCGGAAACCATAATACGTTGTAAACGCTCAATAGTACGAGCAAATCTAATATCTTCAGCAGCTAATGTTGCTTTACCCTCTACATTTTCATCATACCCTAAAAAGGCCTTTGGGATTTTTAATGCAGCAAATAATTTATCTCTTAAATATTCTACATCCTGAATACCATCATAGTCTAAACCTTTTGTAGTTTCTATTTTTGTAGTTGTATCATTCCCACGAATTGGGATATAAAAATCCTCCATCATGTTTTGCATATTATACTTTAAATTATATTCACCTGTTTTTTGATCCATATGAGGAGTACGTTTCATATTTGAAATAGTTTTTTGCATAAAAGCATCTATTTCATTTGGAGGTATACCCCCAACATTCATATAAAAAATACGTTTTTCTGGGGCACGAGCAATTCTATGGATTAACATTGCATCCTCCATTAATGTATATTGTTTAAATAATTTACGAGCGGGTTCAACATATGAACGCCCATAAGGTAAATAATTAGTATCACCAATTAATCTAAAGTGGGCCATTTCGTAATTATCAAAATAAATACCTGGAGTATTAGTGTTAGATGATCCAACATTATACATCCCACTATTATTATTTACTAAACCATCTGCAGAATATCTGTAACGTATTTCTGATGGGTTTTTAGGGTTAAAACCTTCTTCTCTTGAAATGTGATATGCTGTATAAGGTATTACATTATACACTCCAAATTTTTCTGCAATTTCTAATTTTAAGAAAAAATCACCGTATTTAGCCATTTGGCGTATCCATGACCATAAGTTAAATTCTATATTTAATACGTCATAAAATAAATTATAAAGTATTTTTTGTATATCTTCATTTGAAGATCTAATAGATAATACTTCACCCATGTCATTTTTAAGGGTAGATTCATCAGCTATAATATCCAGAGCAGAGGCAATAATTGCATCTTGATCCATTACATCATATTCTGAGTATAATTGAGGTCGTAAATATTGATAATTAAAATTAAATTGAGCCTCATATAATGATGTTGGACTAGTAGAGAAAATTCTATTATATCTGTCTATTAGTGAGTTTGTTTGTAGTTCACCATTTGTTTGGATAGTATTACTATCAATTACTTTTATCTGATTTCCACCAGCATTACGTATAATTACGTCTGTTGAAAATAATCTTTGTAGTCTACTAAATAAGCCTTTATCTGCCATAGTATATAGTTATTGTTATAAATATTATTTAAGAAGCCAACTAATATCCTCTTTACCATCTTGTGTATTAATATGGTAAGGATTATCATTGCCACTTGAGAAATACCCACCTTGGTAAGTAGTTCTGTTTACTGTTATATTATTTAAAGCATTTCTGGTTACATCTAAACCTCTTTGTCTATTTTTTAGAGCTGTGTCTCTAATATACATTGCAATACCAAAAGACATGACTAAATCATCATTATACCCTGATTGTGCTTCAGCTCTATTATTTCTCCAAATAAATACTTTCATTTCTTCTATCAATCTTTTAGATTGAATTGTTACTCCTTTATCACTAATGTACTCTTGAAATTTACCTATTACCATAGGTCTTGTTCTAGATGACATAGTAAAACCAGGAACCATTTTTGAATGGTCCTGATATTTGTCAAAATACGAATCAGCATTTGGGGAGTCACTCTTTTGTGAATAATAAAGATTTTGATATCCCCTATCTATAGCAACTTGTATTGTTGCCCATCCTATATTAGCATTTTCTATTACTAACATTGCTTCATTATATTCAGTAGCTAAACCTACTAATAAATGACCATATTCTTTTGTGCCTAATTGACCTTTATATTCTGCTACTTGAACGTTATTTTCTACATCAATTACATGACATGCCGAATAATCTTTTCCATCACCTCTAGACACATCAGCAACAATAATATAATCTCGTGTATAATCAGGTGATTCCCAAACCCATAAATTTTGGTCAGCTCCTCTTTTTTCTAAAGGGTCTTTAATATAAGTTTGTTCATAAAAATCTATATATTCAGGATAAAATACAATATCACCAGAAGTACTAAAATCACAATCACATTCCTGGGCTGCCATTCTAGGATCTCCTAATAATTCATCCTGTCTATCTCTCCATTTTTGATCTCTTTCAGGGTGTACAAACCATGGAAGTTTAATAGGTAAAAATTCATTTTCCGCTGATTCTGCTCGAGTCCATGTTTGATGAAACCAATTACCTGTACCATAAGGAGTAGATAATGCTATACACCCACCACCAGTTGCTAATGTTTGTTGAGCTGAAGCCCAAATTTCTCCAATATTATCAATAAAAGCTGCCTCATCAATTAATAGCAAAGATACTGCTTCTGATCTACCCGCATCACTTGAAGCTGATGTTGCTTTGATTTGAGATCCATTTTTTAATCTTAAATTTAATTTATTATTTTCTGCAGCATCTACTTTAAGCCATGAAGGTAAATTTTCATACATAAATTTTACCTTTGTAACCATGTTTTTAGCAGTTTCTTGCTTTGTTGCAATACAAAGAATATTTTTATCCTTTTGAAATAACATTAACCATAAAGAATAACCTGCTGATAATGTTGATATACCTAACTGTCTAGATTTTAGGATAATCGAATATGGATTATCGCGCATTAACGTTAATACTTTTTCTTGGAATGGATATAAATTAAATTGTATACGTCCACGTTGAGGGTGCTGTATATAACAGTATTTACGCATAAAATGCACTGGATCCTTAGCGCATTTAAGGTATTCTTGACGTATTACTTTTTTTAATTCAGACATATTATTTTACTAGAAATGCCGTAGCTATAACTGCTGCTATACCTACTCCAGTTGTTATTTTATTTTTCAACCTTTGTTTTTTTAAATCAGTTTGAAGTTTTTTAGACAATTCTTGAGATAAAGTTAATTGATCTTTTTTAGTTACTAGTATTGAATTAAAATTTCCAATTTGATTATTTAAATTAGTAATAATACTATCTTTTAAAATTATTTTTTCTTTAAAAAGCTTAATTTTATCTAAAGTAAGAGCTAATTCACCCTTAGCACCATCTCCAGTTATTAGATCTTTAATAACTAATTTTGCAATTGGTTTAGTTAATTGAATCTTTGTACTGTCTATAACGTTCTGTGAAAAACTTTTCAAGCTCGTTATCATTAAAACTATCAACAGCATCCACTTTAGTATTGATTTCATATTTTAAATTATTTATTCTACTATCTTTAAGATCTATTTGTTTATCTAATTTAGTTATTTGACCATTTAAGGTATCTATTTTAAAAGTTAATTCATCATTTTCACTATGTAGTGAATCAACTTTTTTTTCTAATGCTTCAATTTTAGCATTATATTCATTAACATATTCCTCTTTATCATTTAGGAAGTGATAAACTAAAATACAAGCACCTACAATAACTAATACAGGATAATTTTTTTTTAACCATTTTGACATAACATTTTATATTTAATTAACCTTTGCTAATCTATCATATTTTTCTTTGGCATCTACATATTCAGCACTTTGGGATATTTTTTTCATTTGTTGTAGTGCTTTTTCTTTTGCAGAATCATCTTTAGCTTTCTGGTAGTCTTTAAGGTAGGATTTTAATTCTTTTCTATAATTTTGATATTTTTGAATTACTTTATCTTGTTTAGAAGCTTTTTTTTGTAATTCTTTATCTCCAGCAGGTGCTTCATCTTCTTCATTCATTGCACCTCTTTTAACAATAGCATCATATGCTTTACCAATATCACCTTTATATAATTGATCTACTATTTTTTTACCTAGTTTTTCTAACTGAGAATCATCCAAAGAATGTTTTTTTCCAAATCCTTCTAAGTAAGACATACCAATATCTAAATAATCATAAAAAAAGTCTTCACCTTTTGGTGTTGCATCTTCTTCCATTCCCATAGATTTTTGGATTTTAGCTGTTTTTTCTAATTCTTTATTTAAATCAGCTTGAGCGTCAGCTTTATCTTCGATATCCTTAGCATCTTCCATTTCTAAAATGTCTATGATTTCTTCTTTAATAAACGAGGTTAATTTAGATTTTTTCATTATAATAAAAATTTTATTATAAATATGTTAAAGACCTGTAATATTCAATATTTGTTGAATACGTTCATCTGTAGATCCAGATATTTTTTCAATTGATTGACATCTAGAACCATATCTCTTAATAAGTGTAGTAATAGTAAAATCAATTAAATCTCTATAATGTTCATCTGTTTCACGTACTCCATTATCTTCAATATCTATTCCATAAGGAGATATATAGAATATATAATCATAATCTCGAATAAATTCACTAGCATATGCTTCAAAAGCATCCTTATCTTGGTGAGGTATTGATTTTGCATTTAAAGTAAATGCCATAACATCAATTACTGTTCTATCTGTAATAATATCTGTTTGGATTAATTCCGCACAACGTTCAGCTAAAAATACAGTTTGACCCTTTAATGTAGAATCTGTATTAAGTGGAATACCTTGTTCCATTAAATATTTAGAACGTTCTGTTCTAAACATATAATCTTTAAATTGTTTTGTTTCTTTTAAGGCATTAACTAATGTAGTTTTACCTACACTCATTGTACCACATAAACCTATTTTCATATTATTTATTTAATAACCAATTACTTGATTGTATTTTATCACCTAATCCATCTATTAATGTAATGCCTAATTCATCACAAATCACGCTTTCTGGGATAGTTTTATTGTCTTGGTCTCCCCCATTAGCAAAGAATAAATCATATTCATAACTAAATTGTTGATATAATGTTTTTAATGATTCTATTACAGTTCTATCTTTATCTAAAGATAATATACATCTATCTACTACTTCTAATTCAGTAATTATTAGACATCTCTCCTCTTCTTTTTGAAATTCTTTTGAACCTTTTAATTTTCTTTGTTCATCATTATTAACAATAACCCAAAGTTCTCCACCTAATGATTTAGCATTATGAAAATATTCAATATGTCCTTTATGAATGGGATTAAAATAACCACTTACTATAACTGCTTGTTTTTTCATTAATTTCTATAATCTGATAGTTTAGACTTCATAGATTGGTTTTTATAAAAAGGAATACCTTCTCTTTGTCTCCTTAATTCACTCCATTCTTCTTTTGTTTTTTGCATCCCATAAAGATAATATTCGGCCTTTCTATTATTACCTTCTGGTATTAATGCTGGGCCTTCCCAATTATGTAATTTTTGATCCCAAGTATAAGCTATAGTACCATCTGCTTTTTTTAATTTTCTTGATTTTGGGAATTTTTGACCTGTTTCTATACTCATAATTTATTTATTTTAATTTTGAATTTTTAATATATTTTCAGCAACATAAGTACCTTGTGCACCGCTTACCGTTATACCTCTAGCTGATAATGCATCACCAACAAAGTGAACGTTGGGATATTTGGTGAGGGCTAAATTGGTATAATCGACAAGCGGCTCAGGAGAGAGATATTTTACTTCAGGCACATAAATACCCCAATCATCCTTAAGTGTTGGGAATACTTTTTTCATGTCTTCAATAAAATCTA